AGCTATGACTCTAGTATTATTTTCTTGGTTAGCTACACAAAGAGTATTTAAAGAAATAATAGAAACTAATCTAAGAAAACAATTACAATTAGAACATTTTAATTATGATGAACAAGATATACTTCCTGTAATTGAAATACAAAACGCTATGAACGTAAAACATTTCGTTGAAGATGGAGCAGTATGGATGGAAACTGGAAGTGGAGATGTCTATAAATCTATTTTTGATGAATACTTTAGAGATGGAAGTAATTTAATTGATATGGATAACCAGAAGTATTTTTAATTTGATTGTTTAATTTTTAATATGATCACAGTTGGAGAATTTTAGGCACAACTTACCCTCTGAGGCAAATTGCGCCACTATCACAGCATGGAGCCATTCTAGGTCACATTTCAAGAGAAGAACTCTTTCGAGTAAGGGGGGTCAGCCTGTCTCCTTTTATCTTCTGTCTTATCTGGCGGTAAGAAATAATAGCCCTTGAAACCACATTTATTTCTTTGACGGTTGTCGTCGCACAGAGCCGTCATCCTGTCTATATAGACTTTTATGAATAATATTGACCAACAGCGCAAGGCAATTCTATAATAACTGCTTGTTGTTGCATCGTCTACGATGATGTGTCTGTTTCAATTTAATTTATTTATACTCCCTGAAAAACCGCTTTTTACTAAATAAATTGATAAAGTATACAAATTTTTTTCATAAAGGAGAAATACTATATGAGTATCATCAATCAAGTAAGCCCAGGGGTGGTAGTTAGCGAATTAGATCAAACCGCTATCGTCCCTTCAGTGAGTTCTTCCACTGGGGCGTTTGTAGGACAATTTAATTGGGGTCCTGTTCATGAAGCGAAATTAGTCAATTCTGGAACAGATTTTCAAACAATTTATAAAACCCCCACTGGAACAGCAACTAATTCTTTCTTAGCTTCTTGCTATTATTCTTGCTTAAATTTCTTAAGCTATAGCAGTTCACTATATGTTATAAGAGAAATTGGCGCCAATTCTAAAAATTCAGGTTCTGCTGGAGCATGGTTAGATTATAATTTTAATCTATCAGCTAACGTTCAATCTTTCGCTAACACTACCTCGGGTAATAGTTTACTATATTTTTCTAATACGGCAAACTCTTTATCAGTCGCGACGGGAATGAGAATTTCAGGTAATAATTTATCTTCAAATACTAATGTAACTGGAACTACAGCTTTAGGTTCAATTATAGAAGTACAAATTAGCCCAAGTTTCTTCTTATCAGTCAATGAAAATGATTCTTTTTCTTTCTCTGATGTAATGACAGCTAATACTACTCTAATCAAAAATTTAAATAGTTTTGATTTTTCATTTAAAGGTCTTGATTGGGCTAATCAGTACGGTCCTTTCGTAGCGAAATATCCAGGTACTTTAGGCGATTCTCTTTCTGTTTCTGTATGTTCATCTGACGCTTATTTCGCTTCTTGGACATATAAAGGAATATTTGATGGCGCTCCAGGAACTTCAGATTTTGCTTCAGCTAGAGGTTCTTCTTCTGACGAAATGCATATTGTTGTAGTAGACGTAAAAGGTCAGTTCACGGGTACTGCGGGAACTGTTCTAGAAAAGTTTGCTTATATCTCTAAAGCTTCTGATGTAATTGGGAATGATGGGAACAATAACTATTATATTGATTACCTTGCTAAGTATTCTAACTATATCTATGCTCTAGGTCCAGTTAGTTATTCAAGCACCAATTCTACTTGGGGACTAGCATCAGCAGACGCGATTACTTTCGCTGAAGTTGATAACGTAACAGTAAATCTAGTTGGTGGAAATAACGGCGCTACTATGGTTGCCGGCGACCTAACAACTGGTTGGGATATCCTAAAGAATAAAGAAGTATATGACGTTTCTTTACTAATAGCCGGTGCTTCTGCTGAAATTGATATCGCGGTTCCTCAATATATTATTGATAATGTCGCTGAATATCGTAAGGATTGCGTTGCGTTTATCTCTCCAAGATACCAAGACGTTGTTAACCAAGCTGGTTCTGAAGCAACTAATATTGTAAGTACATTTTTAACTACCCTATCAAGAAATTCTTCTTATGTTGTAGTTGACTCTGGTTGGAAATATCAATACGATGCTTTCAATAGAGTATATCGTTGGATTCCTCTAAATGCCGATACCGCAGGTCTATGCGCACTAACTGATTATACAAATGATTCTTGGTGGTCGCCCGCTGGCTTTACTAGAGGTAAAGTTAAAAATTCTGTTAAACTTGCTTGGAATCCAAACCAATCCGAAAGAGATACTATCTATAAAGCGGGCGTTAATCCTGTAGTTTCTTTCTCTGGCGAAGGAACTGTTCTTTATGGAGATAAGACTCTACAAGCTAAACCTTCAGCTTTTGATAGAATTAATGTAAGAAGACTATTCATTACTCTAGAAAAAGCGATTGCTAAGGCAGCTAAGTTCTCTTTATTCGAATTGAATGACGCTTTCACAAGAGCTCAATTTGTTTCTATGGTTGAACCATACCTAAGAGAAGTTCAAGCTAGAAGAGGATTAACAGACTTTAGGGTTATTTGTGACGAAACTAACAACACCTCGGCTGTAATAGCATCTAATGGTTTTGTTGCTGATATTTTCATTAAGCCTATTGGATCTGTAAACTTCATCCAATTGAACTTTATAGCTACTAAGAGCGGAACTGACTTTAATATTATCGCAGGTAACGTCTAAAATATAAAAGAAACGGAGTAGGTTTTTATCTACTCCGTTGATTTATTTTATATAAATAAGCTATAAACATAATTTTAAAAAGTTTAAAAGGAGAATAAAGATGGCATTTAATGTCAATAATTTCATAAACTCGATGGCTAAAGATGGTGCAAGACCTAATCTATTTGAGATTATTTTTACCGATGCCGGTCAAAATTTTACAATTAGAGCAAGGGCTTCTTCTTTACCTGCTTCTTCTATTGGTATGGCAAGTGCGTATTATTTCGGAAGATTAGCTAAGTTTGCTGGAAATAGAACTTTCGCTGATTGGGCTGTTACTGTCCTTGTAGACGAACCCGATTTCGTATCCGGTCCTAGAGCTGCTCTAGAAAGATGGTCTAATTCACTAAACGCTCACGTCGCCAATAATAGATCAGCTGCTTATCTAGCTCCAGTAGGTTATCAAAAAGACGCTACAATTATTCAATATGGAAAAACCGGAAATGCTATAGCTACATATCTAATGAGAGGATGCTTTCCTGTAGACGTTGGAGCGATGGGCTTAGATTGGGGTGCAAATGATACTATTTCAGAATTTAGCGTAACTTTTGCTATGCAGTATTGGGAAAGAACAGAAACTACAACCTAATTATTTTGATTTTTATATTATTAAAGGGGATTTATGGCTGAAAAATCTAGATTTAATTTATTCGGTTTTCGAATCGGAAAAAAAGAAGAAGAGAACGGCGTAAGCCAACAAGTACAAGCATCGTTTGCTCCGCCGAGCAACGAAGATGGAGCTTTTACTGTTACTTCTGCTGCTCAATTCGGAACTTCTGCTATTGATTTGGATGGTACTGCTAAAAATGAAGTTGAGTTAATTACTCGATATAGAGAAATGGCTATGCAGCCAGAAGTAGAATCTGCCATAGACGATATTGTAAATGAAGCTATTGTCCATGATGACAACGGGAAAAGTCTCGAAATCGTCATGGACAATCTTAAGCAATCTGATAAAATAAAAAAAGCAATTAAAGAAGAATTTGATACAATAATAAGATTACTTAATTATGATAATATGGGTTCTGATATTTTCCGAAGATATTATATCGACGGGAGATTATTTTATCATATTCTAGTAGATATATCAAACCCTCAAAAGGGTATTCAAGAATTAAGATATATCGATCCCAGAAAAATTAGGAAAGTTAGAGAAGTAAGGAAACAAAAAGATCCTAATACGGGGATGGAAGTCGTTACTATGGCCGCTGAATATTTCGTATATTCAGATAGGGTATCTACAGGACCGATGACTTCTTCTGTTGCTGGGGTTAAAATTGCTCCGGATTCTATTATCAATATAAACTCAGGATTAATGGACGCGAAAAGGGGTATGGTATTATCCTACCTTCATAAAGCAATTAAACCATTAAACCAACTTAGAATGATCGAAGATGCTGTAGTTATCTATAGATTGAGTCGGGCTCCCGAAAGAAGGGTTTTCTATATTGACGTCGGTAATTTACCTAGAGTCAAAGCTGAACAATATGTTCGCGACGTTATGACCAAATATAAAAATAAATTGGTATATGATGCCCAAACTGGCGAAGTTCGAGATGATAGACGTCACCTTTCAATGATGGAAGATTTTTGGATGCCTAGAAGATCTGATGGTAAATCTACAGAAATTACTACATTACCTTCCGGACAAAATTTAGGTCAATTAGAAGACGTTAATTATTTTGAAAGAAAATTATATAAATCTTTAAACGTTCCTGTTACTAGGTTAGATCCAAGTCAAGCTGTTTCAGTAGGTAGATCTACCGAAATTACTAGAGATGAATTAAAATTCTCGAAATTTATCGAAAAGTTAAGAAATAAATTTGCTGAGTTATTTGATCAGGCTCTGAGAGTTCAGTTAGTATTAAAAGGCGTTTGTACAGAAGAAGAATGGGCTGAATTTAAAGAAAGTATTTACTACGATTTCATAAAAGATAATAATTTCGTAGAGTTAAAAGAAGCGGAATTAATGCAAGAAAGGTTGGGTATTCTTGCAATTATTGATCAATATTCAGGTAAGTATTATTCAAAGAAATGGATTCAAGAAAATATTTTAAGACTCAATGACCTTGAAATAGAGGAAATGCAAAAAGAAATTGACGAGGAAGAAGCCGAAGATTTTAAGAAGCAATCCGTCGATCAACAAAAACAAATTATACTTCAGCAACAAGCGATGGAATTACAAAACGCAGCTAATCCTCAACAGGAACCTCAAATCGATGCAGGAGCGGAACAAGAATCGCCTGAAGCTCAACAAGGACAACAAATGAGTCCAAAAAACCCCTATAATATAAGACAATAAATACTCATTAAATTCAGAGGAATTTCAGATGAACGAACATATTAAAAACGCAACTGATTATGCATTCGATAATAACGTAGCTGATATGCAGACCGAAATAGAATCTGCTCTTCAGTATAAAATTATTAATGCTTTAGAACAGCAAAAAATAGAAATGGCCCAAACTCTAATGAACGCAGGAGTTTCTGAAAGCCACGAAAAGAAATTAAAAGGCGATCAAGTTAAACTTGATGTAGCTGAACCAAAAGGTAAATTAACTGCGGCAGACTTTAAGAAACTTCGTAAGGAAGAAGAAGAACTAGATGAAAAATTAACCGCTAGTATGCCAGCTTCTAAAGTGATTCACGATTTCGTTCATTCAGATGATCCTAAGTTTAAGGGTAAATCGAAAAAAGAAAGAATTAAAATGGCGCTTGGAGCATTTTATGGAATGCATCCAGAAAAATCAACAAAAAACGAAGAAGCAGAACTTTCTGAAGGTTCTGGTCCGTATGAATTACACGATCCAAAGCATCCTAAATTCAAAGCTAACTACGAAAAGTTTAAGAAATCGAATCCTGATAAGAATTTATCCGACTTTGTTCAATCAATGAAGGCTAATAAACTTCGTAAGGAAGAATCAGAAAGTGTTGAGGAAGACTTTAGTGATGTTGTGAAGGGTATAAAGCGTAAGATTGCTGGCAAGACCGATCCAAAAGAAGTTCAAGACATGTATGGTCGTATAGCAAGAAGTGCTATCAAATACAAAACGAAAGACCAAGCAAAGAAAGACATTGATCGTTATAGAAGAGTTACTAAGGTTGTAAATAAAGAAGAATTGGAACTTTCTGAAGGTTCTGGTCCTAAAGAAAAACAACGTACTCCATATATACCACTTGAAAAAAGAAGTAGAAAAGGTAGAGAAATATTAAAAACTCGTCAAGCGGAATTCGAACAAGAAAAGAAAGCAAAGGCGGCTTTTAAGATCGGAAAAAAGAAATAAACAAATGTTAAAAGAAGGTAAACTATTAAAAGAACTTCCTTCAACGTTAGTATTTAACAAGAAGGGAGTTCAAAACTTCCCTAACAATCAAAAGGTTGCGCTTTATTATTGCGAATCTTTAAAGAAGTATTTTTCTATCTCTTATAATAAGAGCGGTTTGGAATTATCAGAATCTGATTATTCGTTTATGGATGAGTTAAAATCTATAGATGATATAAAAGAGATTTCTTTTAATAATGGCCTATCTCTTAATATAAATAAAGAATGTGCTGATCATATTATCAGTTTATATAATTCTTTATTAAACGAAGATAAGGAAGAATTTGTGGAATTTATCGAACAAGACGGTGACAACTTCTTACACGTTTTAGAATACTCAGTAAAAAATAAGGAAAAAATAGATGGCTAGTTACACCTATCAAGTATTGAAAGACACAACAAAACAAACAGTAATTAAACTTACTGGAGCATCACTAACTTCAGATGAAAGTAACGGAGCTAGAATAGTAGCCAACTCTTTATATAGAGCTTTAGACGCTAATAATAACCTTTTAGTTAATGGAAATACAGCCAAGAGTTTTTACGGTTTATCTGTATATAGAGTTTGGTATGACGTTGCTTTCAATGCGGGCGGCTATGCAACCTTAACTTGGAGCGGAGCTAATCAAGTTCCAATTATTTCTATGTCGGCAGCGGGTGAATATAATCAAGCCGGTAATTGGATCGCTATTCCAAATTTAAATACTGGAGCGAGCGTTAAT